CGTGAAAAACTCTGACTTACTGTCAAACTGTATAACAAAAGCAGGAAACACAAGAGGGGGAAGGGTTTAGGGGTTTGACAATGTCAGACAATGTCAGACAGAAGAAAACAGAGGAAGATGGGGGGGGTGTCGTCCTTTTTCGTTCTCTTAAGTGTATATAATAAAAATAGTTAAATAGGAGATGGGATGAATAAAGAGCCGCGAGGGGAGTTTCGAGTCTTTGGTCCGCCTGGAACGGGTAAGACCCATTACCTGTCTAACAGCATCACACGGGCATCTGACAAATACACGCCCGACGATCTCCTGGTCGTGTCTTTTACCCGGTCGGCGGCGCATGAAATAGCCAGCCGAACGGAGATCCCAGGCATGGATAAACGGGTCGGGACGCTCCATTCTTTCTGTTATCGCGCCCTGGGCCAGCCTGAACTCGCGGAGACATCGGCCCACATCAAGGAGTGGAACAAATACATCGCGGGGAAGAATCCCAGCTTGAGGCGCAAGGTTAGAGGGGAAGGGGACGACCCGCTGGCGCAGTCTATAGACGGAAAGCCGCTCCTGCGCTATCACCTGTGCAGATCCCAGATGGTTGATCGTGATAATTGGCCTTACGGAGTAAAGGCTGCGGCGACCGCCTGGGAGGATTGGAAGGCGGAAACCGGGTATATGGACTTTACCGACCTGATCGAGAAGTCCCTGGAGGATGTGGCCTACGCGCCCGGCTGTCCCTCCGTGGGCTTCTTCGACGAGGTGCAGGACTTTTCCGCCCTGGAGCTGGCCCTGGTCCGTAAGTGGGGCCAGAAAATGAAGCAAACGATCATGGCAGGGGACGACGACCAGAGCATCTACGGGTTCCGGGGCGCTACCCCGGATGCGTTTCTTCTCCCACCTGTAGATCCTGAGCATAAAAAATTCTTGCGGGAAAGCTACCGCCTGCCCTCGAAGATCAAGGACTACGCGGAAAGATGGATCAGCCGCGTTTCTCACAGGGAGCCGAAGGAGTACAAGGCCAGGAGGGAGGGCGGCATCGTAAAGCTCGATCACAGCCTGACATATAAAAACCCCCATCCTGTTCTGCGGGCGGTCTGCGAAGATTTAGACGAGGGGATGAGCGTGATGGTCCTGTCCTCCTGCGCCTATATGCTCTCCCCGCTGCTGGAGAAATTCAAGGGGGCCGGGGTTCCGTTTCATAACCCCTACCGTAGACAGGACGGGCGATGGAATACCTTGCGAGTCCACAAGGGCGCGGGCTTCCGCCTGGCCTCATACCTGCGGCCCGATCCGAAAACGTGGGAAGATCCCCGCCTGTGGACCTGGCGGGAGCTTTGGCGATGGGTCGAGGTTATTGACTCTAAAAAGATCGGGATGCTCAGAGGCTCGAAGGAAAGCATCAAGCGAGTGATCAAAGGCAAGGGCGCGGATGAACTTGTGGACCTCCAGACGATAGCGGACATTTTCACGCAATCAAACCTTGTCGCGGCCCAGAACCTCATCACCCAGATCGAGAAGGGCGATCCCGAATTTATGCGCGAGAATATACTAAAGACTCATTACAAGGCGGCGATGCGGATGGCCCTGAAGGTCCAGGGGAGGGGCGGCGGGAAGGCTCTGCGCGAGACTCCGCGCCTGGTGGCAGGGACCATCCACAGCGTAAAAGGCGGGAGCGCGGATTCTGTCTACCTGTTCCCCGATCTCAGCATGGAGGGGGATTCACAATCGAGGCTCGACCCGGACAGCTTGACGCGGCTTTTCTATGTCGGCATGACCAGGGCGCGGGAGAAGGTAACATTCTGCGGGGCCGAAACCCCCAGGGCCGTTTCCTGGATATATTGACCGCCCCCCCTGTGGGCGTTATTCTTTCCGCATAGTTCAACAGCTCAAAAACAAAGGATCAGATCATGGCATTGGAAAAACTACAGGGGCAGCTCTCCGCGTTCCTCTCTACCTGGACGGAGTCGGCGGAGTCAAGCGGAGCGAGCGCGGCGCTTGCAACCCATGCCGCGGAGTCTAACAAGTCGCACTACATCGCGGGTTTTGCGGTGTCGAGTAATGACGCAGGCGGGACAGCGGGGGCTGTAAAGATCGAGATCAAGGATGACACCGGGGCTATCATCACCTTCAGGACCGCAAACCAGGATATCGCGGATGATGCACCATCGGGGCAGGCTATCGTTCATTCCTTCGCCAGCCCGATCCAGATCACCGAGGGGAACCCATGCAGCATCACAGCTACGGGCGCGGGGAGCTTTTCTGAAACTTATGTAAACCTGTGGGGCTTCACCTCCTGATGGGGGAAAAAAACGACAACGATCAACCCTTGGCGGAAAACAATCCCAGCGACCAGGCCCCCGCGCCCGGCGAGTCGCTGACCGCCGACCTGGAGGCGATGACGGCGAACGGCGACCTGCCCGGCGTGGACAAGCCGATCCGCATACCGCGCAGGAAGGGCCGCCCCCTGGTGAATAATCCAACCCTCGACCCGGAGCTGACCGCCCGCGCTGCGGCGGCTGTCGAGCTTCGCCTGCGTGGACATACCTATCAGCACATCGCCGATGCCCTGGGCTGGAAGCGGCACACATCGCCCCGCGCCGTAGTCCAGCGCGCCCTCCGCAATATGTTACAGGAGCCATGCGACGAGCTGCGCCAGGTCGAGGCGTGGAGGCTCGACCGCCTGGCCTCTCACCTGTGGCCGACCGACGACGACCTGGAACCGGCGACCGCCTGCGAGTCCATCGAGGACGAGGAGGAGCGCATCAACGATCAGGATCGCCGGGAGTCGGCGCGAGTCAAGCGGCTGAACTCGAAGATCGACCGACTGCTTAAGATCATGGAACGCCGGGCCCGGCTGATGGGGATCGATGTCCCCGTGGTGCATCGGCTGGAAACCAATATCGAGACTCCCATCAATGGAAACATCAACGCCCTCATCCTCAACGATAGCGGAGAGCGCCGCAAATACCTTGACGCGCTCAGAGTGGTTACGACTGGCGGCGGAGACTCCGGCGGGCCTGGCGATGCTTTGCACGAACAACCGCTGGAGCCTGACCCCCCATCTGCGCCTACTGACTGAACGCCTGATGGACATCGCCACGGGCAGGACGCAGCGGCTCATCGTGTCGATGCCGCCGGGTCATGGTAAAAGTACCCTGACATCGCACTATGGCATCGTCTGGATGCTGGGCCGGTTCCCCGAGCTGTCGATCCTGCTCACCAGCTACGAGGCGAACTTCGCGGCGGGCTGGGGTCGCCAATGCCGGGACACCCTGGCGATGTACGGCCCCCAGGTTTTCGGCGTACAGCCTGATCCGAAGGTAAGCCGGGCCGACTGGTGGCAGGTCCAGGGGACCAAGGGGAAGATGCTGACCGCTGGCTCAGGCGGCGCGATAACCGGGAAACGCTTTGACATCTGCGTGTGCGATGATCTTATCCGAAACTCATCCGATGCGATGTCTCCCACGCTCAGGGATAAGCAGTTCGATTGGTTTGCATCCACGCTCTACACCCGCCTCGAACCCGGCGGGCGCGTCATCATCGTCATGACGCGCTGGCATGAGGACGACCTGGCGGGCCGCCTGATCGCCGAATCGAGGGACGGCGGCGAACCCTGGGAAGTTATCAACCTGCCCGCCCTCGCCGGGGACGACGACCCGCTGGACCGCAAGCCCGGCGCGGCGCTATGGCCTGAACGATACAGCGCCGAAGCCCTGGAGAGAACGCGGGGCGTTGTCGGCTCCTACTGGTTTAATGCGATGTACCAGGGGCGACCCACAGCGCCCGGCGGCGAGGTCTTGAAATCCGATTGGTTCCGCTACTGGCGCTGGGCGGACGGCGGGCAGAAGGTCATCGAGCTGCGCGCCGAGGGATTCGCGCACGATGTCCCGGCGGACGCGGGCCTGGTGTTCCAGACTATCGACCTGGCGGCCAGCTTGAAGTCGAGCGCGGATTACACAGTGATCCAAACTTGGATGAGGATACGCGCCGACAAATCATACCACTTTTTGATGCTTGACCAGGTGCGGCGCAGAATGGACGGCCCCGATCTTCTCGCAACTGTCGAGGCCGGGGTCGCCAGGTGGAAGCCCCGCATCGTCGGGGTCGAGTCGTCCGGGTTCCAGCTTGCCATCTGCCAGATGCTCAAGAAGCGCGGCATCCCCGTCCGCGAGGTACGCCCAGACCGCGACAAGTTAAGCCGCGCCCTCGCCGCAACGCCCACGATGGAGGCGGGCCGCGCCTGGTTCCCCGCATCGGCCCCCTGGCGCGCCGATCTCGAATCCGAGTTACTAGGATTTCCGAATACGGCCCACGACGATCAGGTCGATTGCCTGTCGATGGCGCTTGGCGGCTTTGTCCAGCTTCCATCATCGACTTTCAGCCCCGCAGCCGTTAATATTTCACAAATACCCGTTCACAGGAGGGCGGCGCGTGTCCTTGACATCGCGAAGCCCTCCGACTACGGCGGCAAGCCTTCGGAGATCAGGGAATCAGATGGCGGCGTGTACCTTGAGGAAGAAGATTAACCAATGACCGTAATGCTCACCGGCACATCCCCCAACGCGGAACTATACTCCCGCGCCCTGTCGAACGCATACCGATGGTACTACCGCCTCATCGATCCCGATTGGTCCATCGAACAAGACCCGGAGATCTGGATCAAGAAGGCATGGCGCGACCCGGTCCTGGCGCAGGCCATGCAGACGCGGATGCACATGGTCGCGGGCCGTGAGTGGCAGATCCAGCCAGGCCGTAAGAACCCCAGCCCCGAAGACACCAGGGCGGCGGACGTTGTGGCCGATGCGTTCGCCCGCATAGCAAAATTCAGCGAGGCCCGCGCCCTGCTGGCGACATCCGTCCTGCGCGGCTCCTCCTACGCATTCACCGAGGGAACCCGCGAGATGGTAACGCTGGCGGGCCTGCGTGGTAAATGGTGGACCCCGCGCAAGCTGCGGAACATCTCGAAACAGCGATTCATCTACACGCCCGAAACAATAACGCACGAAGATGGCCGCCAAACTGTCGAGGTCCAGACGCGCTTCTACCCGCTGATGGACCCGTGGCCTGTGGTTATCCCCCCTGAGTTCGCCGAACGGCTCATCAAGGTGATCTACCTGGACGAAGAGGACCGTCTAACAGGCATCGGCGGTCGGCCCCTGCTCGAATCTGTCTATTTCCTCTTTTGGGCCAAGTCTGAAGTAATGAAGACCGGCCTCCAGACCCTGGAAAAATGGGCGGGCGGAATGTTGATTGCAAAAACCGATCTCCACGCGAACCCCGGCGAACTGGGCCGCGACTCCGACAGCGTGAAAAACGAGATGCTATCGATGCTCGAATCGATGCGTGGCCGTCACGTTGCGGTCATCGATAAGGAGGACGAGATCGAACACATCGACGGCGGCCAGGGTGGAGGGGGGGCCGCTTTTCTTGAGTTCCTGCGCTACATGGACGAGAAGATCGTCGGCCTGCTCCTGGGGTCTGTCTTACCCTTCGGGCAGTCGGGCGATTCGGCAGGCTCCTACGCCAGAGCTGTTGAAGAACGGGCAGTTTCGGACCTGATCCTCGACTTCGACAAGCAGAACGTCTCCGAAGCGATCAGCGACACCGTGATCCGCCTGTTCTGGAAAAACAACCGCCCGCAGCTTGCAGCGGCTGGCCTGGCGGACGCGGCGATGCCCCAATTCTCGATCCTACCCGAACGCCGGGACGACTTCGCGGCGAACGCGCAGATCCTCAGCCAGGCCATCAACAGCGGGATGCCGATCAAGGCCAGCGAGGCATACGAGAAGCTGGGCCTAACCCAGCCGACCCAGGAGGACATCGACGCGGGCGATGTGATCGAGAAGGAGGAGCCAGCGCCCGGCGGCTTCCCGTTCCGCGAGTCCCCCGGCGCGAAGTTCGGCGCAGGTCGGCCCCGGAAGTTCGCGGAGGGCGACCCGTTCGCGGAGCTTCGCCTGGAGTACCCCGACCCCGTGGCAGGAAAGACCGTCGATGAGTGGATCGACCTTACCCGGCAATCCTTCGACGATCCCGACCTGTCGGATGCGGACCTGGCGGACTTTGTACGCCGCGACCTTGACGAGATGGCAGAAGAAGGGGCCGCAGAAGATGCGCTCAAGTCCGAGATAGATGCGGACATAGAAAGAGACAAGGAGCGCGGCGGCCATCACGATGCCATCCAGGAGGCCGTCCTGGGCCGACTGGAGGAGGCAGGCATCGATGTTCGCCCCGATGTCTATACATCGATAGACGGAACATCGAGATACATCGCCATCACCGAGCCGGGCGGCGATAGCTGGCTCGACGAGATCCGCATCTCCGACCATGAGCAGGTAAAGGGCGGCGGCTTCAACCCTGAAACGCAGCAAAGGATGGGCAAGTCGGGCATCTCCATCGTGGTTGACGAGAACGGCGAGGCCGACCTGTCGGGGCTTGACGACTTCATCGACGGCCACCTGGAGGAACACGCCGAAGCATACGCCGCCGCCGAGAAGCCCAGCGGCAAGCGCAAACGCTGCCCGGACGGAGAACACAAAGACAAGGATGGACAATGCCGCCCCGTAACCTGATCCCCCTGTTATTCCTGGCTGTGATGGCGACCTCCTGCGCGTCCCTTTTCGAGAAGGGACCGGACGGCGAGGCAGCGCCCATCGAGGCGTTCACGCGGCCAGCCATCGCAACCCTGGCGGAACACGCCCCGGCGAACCCGACGAACGGGGGCGCATGGATCATCGCAGGCGTGGCGGCCCTCGCCGCTGGCGCGTCCGCCGTGGCATCGTCCGCCCGAACCCGTGAGGAGTCCTGAAAATGTCATCACTTTTTGAAGCGTTAGGCGGTCGAAAGAACACGCTCATCATCTTCGCCCTGGGTTCCGTCACCCTGATGACGGCCCTGGGCCATCTTCCTGTGGATCAGTTCATCGAGAGCCTGACCTGGCTACTGGCCATCGGCGTGGGAGGTCATGCCATCGTCGGCGCGGCTGGCAAGCTGGGCGATAAGAAGAAGAAATAGAGATGGCGCGCCAGCTTCCACTCTCGCCGAACGTCGAGATGTACGAGATGATGCATCACTCGACGGCGCTATTCAACGAGGCGATGCTGGCGCTCATCAAGGCGGAATTCCTGCTCCAGACCGGGCGCGGCTCCTGGGATCAGCGTGAGGGCGCGGTCGAAGCCCTGGCGGAGCTTGTAGGCCATACGATGACGCTATCGGACCTCACAGGCCGCCGCCGTGTGTTCCTGAACACCGCCAGGGAGCCAGCGCCGCCCGCGATGGCCCCTACGATGTTCGCCGAAACGCCACTCTCTCAGATCATGGGCGCGGCAGGCCCGGCGGAACCCGGCCTCGACTTCGTGGAGGCGATCCGCGACATAGTGAACCGGACCCCACAGCTTGCCGAGGACGTGGCCCCCGGCGTTCCGCGCTACCTCGCTGTGCAGGACATCTATATGTCCGGGCCGAACTTCGCGCTGGCGAAGGCGAACAGCCTGGAGGTTACGCAGCGCGTCCAGAAGGCCATCGCCGATGGCATCGAGAAGGGCCGACCCGTAACGGAAACGCGGGACATCATCGCCGCGACCGGGGACTGGTCGAAGGCATACGGGCAGACGGTATACCGGACAAACTTAAATACCAGCTACACCCAGGGCCGCTTCGAGCAATTGAAAGATCCAGTTATCCGCCGCATCGTCGGCGCGTTCGAGTTCTCATCGATCAACGACGACGACACGCGGACGAACCATCGAGACTGCGATGGCCTCATCGCCGCCGTGGACTCGCCGATCTGGAGAAAGTACAAGACCCCCATCGGCTACAACTGCCGATGCGATGTGGTCGAGGTATCCAGGACGATGCTCGACAGCCTGGGCCTGCTCCAGGCGAACGGCGCGATCCTGTCGAGCTGGCGCGGCAATAAATACGACAGCGACACGGCGATGATGTCCGCCATGCAAAGCGCCGGGGCGCTGCCCGATCCCGGCTTCGGCAAGGGCGGCGGCCCGAACCCCTACGCGGGCCGCGTGGTCCCATAAAAAAACGCGCCAGGCTCAAGGCCCGGCGCGCTGTCGTGGTGGTGTTGGTGGTTACTTGACGAGGCGAACACCAAAGGCGATCCAGGCCGGGGCGTTGCTGTAGTCAAAATCGACGATTTCAAGGACTCCCCGACTGTGAAGCCCTCGAACGGCCACGGCGGGCGCGTAGAAGCACCCGGCGGCCTTCGCGGTTTCCGGGGTCGTCCGCACTTCCCAGTTAATGCTTTCGATGGTTCCGTTATAGTCCGCCGCCTTCGCCTCGACATCCGCCGCCCTGATCGCCGCCAGGAGTTCCTTCTGTCCGCTTGTCATCGCTGTTCTCATCGTTCCGTTCCTTCCTGTTGTGGTTGCCGTTCTTTCCATGCCTATATAATACCCGCTGGCCCCGTTAACCGTTAAACAAAAACAGGTAAAAAAGGGGTTTATTTTGACCCCCCAGGACGGCCTCGAAACGGCGCATCCGCGCCTACTTATCGACGATGCAATCCTCAACCCGTGGCAGCTTGAGCGGGATCGTCCACAGCGCGATGTCGATGAGGCTGCACAGCGCCGAAACGTCGATGATCGTCATGTACTTCTGAAATTCTGGCTTATCCATGCGGACGACCTGGGTTTTCGGGATCTCCCCGGCCTGCACCTGGACGCGCTTTTTGTTCGACTCCACGGCCATCACGACGACCCGCGTGTGACTGACAGTATGCGCGAACAACAGCCGCTTGACCTGCTCCATCACGATGCCCGCATTGACGAAGGGCGCTTTTTTCTTCTCCATGAGGAACCCCATCACCGCGAACGCCGCCAGCTCCTCCCCGCACATCCCCAGGCCCGCGACGACCTCGCCCTGCTTCGCCTCATGCATCTCGCCCCGTGTGACATAGGCATCGACGAGCTTCTGCGGGATGTGTAACTGCTTGGCAAGCTCCGATGCGTCAAGCGCGATCTGCGGGATGTCGGTCATGTCGGCATCGGACAGGTCGCGGATGATCTTGCCGGGGTACGGCTTCTTCATAACCTGGACGCGCATTTTTTTATTTCTCCTTATAGACAAGTTACAGATGCGGGCGTATTTTAAGACCATGAGGAAATTAAAGCAACTTTTCAGGCGGCGCAAGGCATCGGCGAAGCTCGCGGAGGGCGGCGGCGTAACCATCGAAGGCGACCCCGGCAAATACCCCGATGGAAGCTGGCAGCAAAAGCTAGCAGAAACCGTACAGGCGCAGAACGAGATGGCGCAGGAAGCCGATCCCGATTTTAATGTCCCGCTTAATATCCCCGCAGAAAATGTAGAGGCCATCAGCGCATCGGTCGAAACGACGATGGCACTAGAGGACAAAGGGCTGTTTGATTTATCATCAGAGGAGCAGCAGGAATACAAAGAAGCGGAGGGCGTGATCGGCGAAAGCTGGCATCAGCATCAAGTCGAGATGCTGGATGCTGGCGCGATGGGCCTGCCCTGGCAGGATGATGAGGGGAACCCGCTACCGGGACACGCCGAACCCAGTACCCCCCGCGACAGCGACCAGGGCGGCGGCGAGGACGGGGATGAGGATGCCAAGGAAAACGCAGAGATTGACAAGGAAATAGGAGATGCCAAGAAGCGCATCGACTGGCTCAAAGATCGCGGCGCGCACGATGACGAGGTCGCTGCGGTCGAGAAA